GTTCTAACAACGGCATTTCACCGATTAGTCTTTGTGTAAATGTACTAAAGTCATCAGCTCTAGTTTTAGAAGCTGATACCACTAAGATATTTCTTTGAGGGTTCAATAAAAGTTGATGACAAACGTATGCTGAAGTAATCCAAGATTTTCCGACACCTCGAAATGCTTGTATCACAATACGTTTTTCTTTAGCTTGTAAATAGTCTGCTATATCATACTGAATAGGAGTAGGGTCAGGTAAGTTTAAATGTTTCCAAGCAAGATATAGAAAGTTTTTAAAGTTATCTATTTTATTCTTCTGTGTCAAAAGGAAGTCCCTCTAATATGTTGTTTGTTTTTTCTACAAGTGTGTCAGCACTGTAAGCTTTACAAACATCTAAACAGACTTTCATTTCTGAAGCTGTTAAGTCTTCCCCTGATTTTAATTTTCTGTATGCGTGCTGTACTAACAGCTTTGGTAATTCATCAATAATATTTTCTAATATATCTTCTTGTATTTTTGGCTGTTTATCTGCCATTTTGGCTCTCAATCTGGAATACATTGTTACGAATACTTAATAATTATATTAAGTTAAATATTAAAGTACTTACAAAATAAAGTGTAAATACTATTAAAGCTACGTAATCCACGTATTCCTTTCTGTTTATTTAATTATTTTATCGCAGTGTTTAACACCTGTTTGGTCTGTTTTCATTTCACACTGTTCTAATGAACAAGTATATTGTACTTGATTGCCTGAGTTGCGTTCAGCTAATCTCTTAGCAGATAAACACGTACTCAAATTATCTTGATGATACCACCCTTCTATAGTTTTGTTACCACCGTCATATATGTATAAACTAAGTATAATAACTGTTTCAATTATCCCCATTCTTTCTCTCCTCAAGACTTATTAAACGTTCTTCATGAAATTGGATAGTCATGTCATTTTTTTGAATAGAAGGTATCTCTTCTTCCATTTGTTGTTTTAATTTATCTTGATTTTGAGATATAAACTCAACAAGCATAAACAATTCTTGAATCTGCGGACTGACCATGTCTCCTTTAGGTACACCGTCAATAAATTCGTTTGCAGCGTTTAAATCTTTTGTAATAAGTTGTAATTCTGTTTCAATAATATTTAATCTTTCAATAACACCAAAACCAAACCACGCACCTATTAAACACGCTCCTATAATACTTATAAGATTACGCATTGGCATACTTACTGCTGTATTGTCACTTATTTTCATTTTTTACCAAAGAATTGTGTTGCACCTTTAATACCAAATGATGCAGATACAATTAATCCTAAAGTGTATTTGTACCAGTCAGGTGTTAAAGCAAGTGCTTCAAACCCTCTCTCAACAAACGGAACAGTACTAGGAAAAAAGCACAAGAGTAGAGGAATGCTAAACAATAAAGTAAGGTATTCGTCTTTCCAACTTCCTTTGCTGCCTTTAATAGCTTCCACATCCCAGTCTATCTCTCCTTTAATTTGCTGTTTAACAATTTCTGTTTCAGCTTCAATTTTTACTAATTTTTGTTTCGCTTTTGCTTTGCGAGTATCTATAACTCCACCAACTACTTCACTAGCTAATCCAATTATAGGATTTAAAAAGTTTATCATTTAGTATTGTGGTTTAGGTTTTGGTTTTTTCGGTTTTTGTTTACGAAATATCATTGTGTAATTCTCCTTAAATTTTGGAGTAGGGTAGTGTACTCCGTCTTGTGTTCTAACTGTACGTTGTGTCATATTATCCTACGATATAAGATTTTACTGTCATCACTAGTTGTGCAAACAGCATAAAACCCACTGACCATAATACTTTATTTATGGTTTCGATTGATTTTTGAATGTGGGCTAAATGATTAGTCTCTATTGTGCGTATAGAATTTTCAATCAGACGTATCTGACCATATATTTTCTCTACTTCAACATTGAGTTCATCTACATTTTTCATTAGAAAAGAAGACCTACTACTATGCAGATAATTACTACACTCCATAATGGAAGTGAAGTTTGTAGCGTATTGTACGCTTTTTTTAGAAATTTAGTGTCCATTTTATTTTTCCTTTTTAAGTTGTTTGTAATGTTTATGTAATTTAGTCCAAAAGGGCTTCACACTTATCCAGTAAACTGAAGGTGTAATATTTAATAATTTTTTTACATTTATTGTTGGTAAATCATAAAGTTCTTCAAAATCTACTGACATTAGCCATTTAGCCTTTTTACCTTTTTTATAACCTTCTTTAACTAACCGAATATAAATTAATATTGGTGAATACTTTATTTTTTTCCAAATAGTTTTTTGTGGCATTTTCTTTTTTCCAAAAGTATTTCTTAATGCCATAAACAAAGATGAAAACAAAATAGCAAAGTATGACCACCGAAATTCTTTAGCTAAATTAAAAGATAACACCATAACTTCACCAACAGGAGAAGTATCATAATCATTTAAAAAATGAATAACATCATGTTGAAATGTTGTGTGTTCTAAAAATTTAGCATCTAATTTATTTTTTGGAGTTATAGTTTGTAAACTAACTTTAAATAAATCTAAGTTATCTTCTTCAAACCATTTTTGTAAATCATAACCAAAAGTACTTTCTTTAAAAGTATTTGCTTTAAGATTTTCTAAGTATGATTTTCCTGTATAAACTTTGTACGCAACTGGGTATTGTTGCCAGTTCATTTGTATTTTTTTATCTTTTGTTTTATCTAACTCACGAATAAAACCAAAAACTTCTTTTAAATCAGGGTTAGTGTCGTTAGAGCCTTTGTAATATTTATATGTTAATTTAATAAATTTTATTAACGACATATAACAATAGCTTTGCAAATTTTATTACTAACATTTTTTATGCTATACTCGTTGTCCTTAGTTAATTTTTTAACATCATATTTATCAAATGTGTGTGTATTTCCTTCAACTGTAACTTCACAAGTATCACAAGTTAATAAATATGTTGTGTCATCTTCTTTAGTATAAGTTACAGTTTCATTAGGTGGTATATCTATGTTTTTTATTTTCCACCCATATTCTTTTGTAAGAGTACATAGCATAATTGTATCATCTTCTAGGATTTCTACTTTAGCAACACTTGAAGCAAGTTCATATTCATAGCTTCTGTTTGACCACGAAGACACATCACCGTTGTAACTTCCTGAATAACTATAGCTATTGTTTTTAACAATATGCGTTGCACTATCTTCTTCTGAATATGATTTATTAATTTCTAAAATTTTATCTATATCTTGTTGGCTAATATTTTCATCATCTTGCCATTCATAAGTAGCTTTTATTCTACCACTAAGCATAATATAGTTGTTTAAATTTTTTTGTATTTTGTAATTATCTAAGTAAGTAATTTTATTAAAATGTGATTGTTCTTCTAAACTGTGACGCATAACTAAATCACCAACATTTCCTTTTAGAAAAGATAGCTGAAAAGCATCATCAACATTAATAAATTTAAATCCAGTCATTGTAAATTTCATTTATATTTCTTTCGTTACTGTTGGTTTTAAATGTTTTGATGGCTCTAATGGGCTGTCTTTACTACCTATTGTATTAAATTCTTTTATTTCTGCTGTGCTAGTGTCAATAAAATATTTAGTTGTGTCATACCCAAGTTCATTAAACCATTCGTGTAAAATTTTATTTAATTGTTGTTTTTGTTTATCATTCCATTCATGGTGTTTGTCTCTTAAATAAAAATATTTAGTTTCAGCAGAAAAGTTTTTAGGAACATATTTAGTTTCAATTAAATCATCAAAAACAATAATACCATTAATAATGTGTTCACAGTCTTTATGTGCGTAGACTTTTTGTATTTTTTCGTATTCTAAAATCATGTTGTTATCTTTACTGTAAAACCGTTTGTAAATTCACTGATTATACCACTACCAATAGTTGTACTACCAGTTGAGCTATGACTTTCCAGTACTCTCATTCTATGTGAGCCGAGTCCGTTCATTTGTGATGTACTTCCTATATTATTACCCTGTACCCACGAAACACCATTTCCAGTAGCATTAGCTACATCAGGTATGTGTGCATATTGTGTATTATTTATTAATATCTTTTTATTTCGCAATTCTCCTTGAGCAGTAATAACAGTGCCATTATTTCCGTCGTTGTCATGTGGGTATCCAGTTGCTCCTGATTGTAAAGTTTGACCTGAAACTGCAAAAAACAATTCAAATAAATAAGATGTAACTTGTTTACTATCTGTTTCGTATGCTCCTACTGCTCCCGATATGTTCCGTACTGTTGTGTTATTTCCTATGTTTAAATTTCCGTCAGTAACACTACCACCGTCACCGTAAGCTATTCCAGCATAACCGTCAGAACTTGAATCACAATATCCATAATTAAGACCAGTACCCATCATCACACCTCTAGTCATGGCTGACCCACCAGTAAAGGTTGTAACATTATCAATCGGGTTTGTGTTGTCTTGTCCATGAAAGTTTGACAACGATATAGTTCCTGAAGTTGGTACATTTGCGTTGTTACTATGATTAGCTACAAAACTTCCACCTCTATAGTACTCGGACAATGAGTGACTTCCTGAGCCACCGTATTCACCAACAAGAGAATTAATTGAAATAGTGCCTGAAGCGGGAAGTGACATTATTCACACTCACATTCTTTTTTGCATTTTAAGTCTGCAACTTCAGCTTTTAATTCTTTAATTGCTTCAATGAGATAACCAACTGTATTGCCATAAGCAACTGACTTAGTACCTATGTCATCATCAGCAGTTTTAACTAATTCAGGAGCAATCTTTTCAAACTCTTGTGCAACTACTCCACTATTAGCTACACCGTCTCTATCAAAAGTAACACCACGCATTTGAGATACTTTGTCTAACGCATTGTCTATTGTTTTAATATTTGTTTTTAATCTTTCGTCTGAAAACGCTGTAACATTATTGTTAAAAGTTGCTGCTCCCGCTTCTGACATATCAAAACTAACAGCAGTAATCGCTGAACCACCGTCATTACCTCTAATTAGTATATCCCCGTCTGATACTGAACTTTGAACATAAAAATTGTTACCACTTGAAGTTAATCTACCTACTTCACTTCCACCAGCTTTTTGAACAATTCCGTCACCAACGACATTACCTGAAGCAGTTATACTTCCGTTTAACACATCAACATTACCGCCTGAATTTATTTTTAAAGCTTCTATGTTTGAGCCACTTGAATTAGTTTGTAAAGATATGTTTTGATTATTTGCGGTATTTCGTATAGTCATTTCCCCACTATTTTTTGAAATGTTGCCAGATGTATAAGCAATACCACCAGTAACAGTTATACCACCACTTGTAGTTTCTAATTTCTTAACATCATCATACATAATTTCTACTGAGCCGTTTAAGTTACAAGTAATAGCAGATTCATTAGAGACTCCTAAACCTAAAACTGCATCACCTCTTAAATATAATCCACCAGTACCAACATCTTTGATAAACGAATTAGTACCGTCATGATAAATTTCTAAGTCATTACTTGCACCAAAAGTAGCTTTTACATTATCGCCATGTGCAAGATTACCCGTCATTGTTCCACCAGCTTTTGGTAGTGCATTTCCAGCAGTAGTTGTAGTAGAAGTTAGTACTGCGTCTCTTGCTGCAATATCAACTCCGTCTACTGTACCAGTAACAGAAATTCCACCTGTAACTGTGATTCCAGCATTAGAAGTTTCTAAACGATTATTATTGTCATATTTTAATAATATAGAATCACCTAATGTATATCTAAGTCCCTCGTGTCCATCAGATATTCTTTTTAATGAAATTTTACTTCCATTAGACCTAATATCAAAATCACCTGTGCCATTGTCATCTATGTAACTATCACTACCATTGTGGTAAATTTGTAAATCTGAACCGTTACCAAAAGTAGCCTTGCTATTATCTGCAAGTTGAACATCATGGTTAAATATAGCTGTACCACCGTCAGAACCATCAAGGGTAAGGGCAGTAATAATACTACCACCATCATTACAATGAAAAGTGATATTTTTGTCTTGTGTTTTGTTAGCTAACTGTATGTCTCCGCCATTACTATTTAAATTTATTTCTCCAACGTTAGTGCCTGAGTTGGTTAATTTTATGTCTCCACCACCAACGTCTAAAATAATATCTCCACCAGCGTCAATTGTAAAATCACTTGCATGAGCAATGTTGCCAGTCATAGTGCCACCAGCTAAAGGTAGCTTTGTTGCAATGTTATTGTTTACTGTAGTTGAAAAGTTTGCATCATCTCCAAGAGCCGAAGCTAATTCATTTAAAGTATTTAAAGCAGAAGGTGATGAGTCTACTAAATTACTAACCGCAGTATCAGCATAAGCTGTGTAATATGAGCCATGTTGTCCGTCTAAGGTATCAGCATTAATATTTAACGCATCAATATCAGATTTAGTTTGGTCAGCAGTTGCACTAGCTTCGATACCGTCAAGTTTTGTTCCGTCAGTTGCAACATCTCTTCCGTCTATAGTTGAGTTTGTTGTTAATGCTCCTGTTAATCCACCACCTGTTAGTGGTAAGAAACCTGAGCCAGCAGTTACACCAGCAGTCCACCCAGTGCCGTCATAAACTTTTAAGGTATTGTTTGTTGAATTATAAAATAAATCTCCTTCATTTAAAGAAGTTGTAGGGTCTGAAGTACCAATACGATACTGTTCACCAAATGTATTAACTGAAGCAAGATTTCCAGCTACAGTATTTACGTTAGCAATATTTCCACCTACGCTGTTTACGTTAGCTATTGCTGCTCCCACAGTATTAATATTAGAACTATTGCCAGCTACAGCAGTTATATTTGAGTCTGCATTAGCTACAGTTGTAATATTAGAATTATTTGCAGCAACAGTATTTATGTTAGAGCTGTTAGAATTTACTGCATTTATGTTTGAGCTGTTAGAATTTACAGCACTAACTGTACTTGCAATACCAGCCACACCAGTTACATCAGAAGATATGCCAGCAACAGTTGTAATATTTCCTGAGATACCAGCAGCAGTTGTCACATTGCCTGATATTCCAGCAATTGTGTCCATGTTAGTAACGTTAGTTGCAGTACCAAGTACGTTCATGTCATTTACAACATCAGCAGTTCCAAGAGTATTCATGTCAGCTACAGCATCTGTTGTTCCAAGTAATCCTATTTGAGTTGCTTTAGCAGCCACAGCACCAATATCAGAAGCATCTCCAGCTACAGCAGTAACGTCTGAAGCTATTCCAGCTACAGTAGTGACGTTGCCTGATATGCCAGCGACAGTTGATACATTGGAGTTGTTACCTGAAACGGTATTTATATTTGAAGAGTTTGAATTAACGGCTGTTACCGCAGAAGATATACCAGCTACGCCAGTTACATCTGAGTCTATTCCAGCGACTGTATTTATGTTTGTATTGTTTCCAGCTACAGTATTAATATTTGCAGAGTTTGCGTTTACTGCATTAATGTTTGTTGCATTAGTAGCTACGGCATTAATATTTGAATTGTTTCCAGCTACAGCTGTGACGTTTGCGTTATTACCAGCTACAGTAGTAACATTAGCACTTATTCCAGCAACAGTTGTAACATCACTAGATATTCCACCAACAGTATTAACGTTAGCTATGTTATTAGAAACTGTATCTATTTCAGAAGTTGTTTCGTTTAAGTCATCTGCAACTGTTTCAATTTCTGATACAGCTTCAGCTAAATCATTAGCTACAGCAACAACTTTTGTTATATCTGAAGCTACAGTGTTTACTGAGCCAATATTATTAGCTACGGTTGTTACATTAGCGTTGTTTGCAGATACAGTATTTACGTTACTGGCATTAGAGTTTACAGCATTAATATTAGCAATGTTTGCATTAACTGTAGTTAAAGCTGTTTTATTGGCTGGAGTTAGCCATGTGTTTTCTAAATAATTTTTAGTAGCTGCATCTTGTGCACCTGTAGGGTCTGTGATGTTTTTAATTCTTTTTGAGCCAGCACTCCATTGGAAATCTGCATTATCTAAACTAATTTTATCACCAGCGTCATCAATAGCTTCCTGAGACATAAAGAAACCTTGTGTACTATCTGTATCAAGGTCATCTTCAGTTAATACTGAGCCTGACGCATAATCTGTTAATCGAGAAGTTTGACTAGTTGTACGTCTTATTTCTATTGCAGCGTTAGATGCTGGAGCAGAAGTAAATGTTATTTGAGTACCAGCAGAGTTATAAGTATAATCTGAAGTCACAGTTTTTGTGACACCATTAATAGTTACTGTTACATCTGTAGTAAGACGATAACTGAAAGGCACAGCGTATGCGGTCGTGCTTCCGTTGCCTGTATATCGTACGAACGAATTAGCCATGTTTTATCCTTTATGTTTGGGTTTTCTCTTCTAAGAAGGGGACTTTAGAAATTCATGTTTGAAAACTCT